TAAATTAAAAACTGACCCGTCTCTATTAAAATTCCAAGTTTTTATTTCACGATGATTATTGGTATATAAAAGGTTTTCTCTACCTTTAAACATAATGTCACAAATCTCATACATATGGGCCCGCCAACTTGAAACAACACCCTCAGGAGATAGATCTTCAGAGATACTCCAAAGTTTAACAATTTTATCTGTATAATTGACAGTTGATAGTAGCTTACCATTATCATGGAAAGTAACCGAATTAACTCTATCCCCAACCATATAAGTATTCCAATTATCTGGATAAGTTTGTATTTCTTTACAAATTTTACCACCCCCATTTATTTTAAAATTACGATTTGACTTCATATTTATTTTTGAACGTGTTTTCATTATATATTCATATTATATTTTTTATTATTAATAATATATCATAACATTGTAAAATTTTCAATAAAAAACATTATAAGATTTATTTATATTTAACCGGTAGAGCGTTTAAACATGGTATTATGACCAAGAAGTTTCCTAGACTTTCATAAAATTATCAATTTAATTAGTTTTATCCCGAAAATACACAATTTGGGTGACGATGTAAGGGTTAATTAACATTGTCTAAAAAAATTTGAATGTTAGTTCTAATATTTAAATGTATTAAGTGCGCGAATTAACATGTCTACTGGATTTATCTACTGTTTTTCAAACCAATCAATGCCTGGCATGGTAAAGATTGGCTTCACGACCCGGACACCGCTAGAAAGAGCAAGAGAACTCTTTACAACAGGAGTTGCTTCACCCTTTATAAGATTGAGTTTGCCAAGAAAGTTTTGTCTCCAAATGAGAAAGAAAAAACATTACATTCACTTCTTGAGCAGTTCACCAAACGTATTAACTCTCAAAGAGAGTTTTTCAGTGTTTCACCCCAACAGGCTCGCATGTTTTTTGATCTAATGGATGGAGAAATGTGGAATGAACCGGACGATACTGTTGAACCTGTTATTTTGACTGAGAAATCACCAGACAGATTTGATCAAGTCAAATCCTTTCAATCAGATGTCAGCTCTGACGAAGAGTTGCCCACTTCAACAAATCGTCTTATCGACATTCAACAAAATTTTTTGGACCTTCCGCCTGAATTGTCTGAGCAACTTTCAGATGATCAAATCTTGACCAAATTTAGCGGTTGGATTGATCAAAAACATTCACAATATACACAGCGTTTTCTTAACACCAACTTTCTTCAGTATTGTTTGTACAAGAACAAAACATACAAAGATTTTCAATGGCACTGGAACAAAAGCTCGTTTAGCAAGACGAGCAAATCGGAAAGTATGAAAGGATCCGCGCCAATCCGGATGACTGCTCTCGACAAGGACGCCCCTTCACAATTATATTTGGGGTTGTTTATTAAGTATCAAATCCCAATTTATCAATTTCACATTTGTCCCCATCAAATTGAGCTCGAGACCAGAACCGGGGACACGGAGGTTCAAGAGAAACGGAAAAATTACAAACGTTCAAAGTTAATGAATGTTTCACTAGGTGAGGATTGAATGTCTATTATGAAATATGTCCAAAATATTACGGTAATTGTGTAATTTACCTTTTTTTTTATTGTAGGTGACAATTTTATTTTTGATTGTAAAAGTCTAATCATAAAATTAATAATAATCTGTAAAAAATTATTATCTATATTATATAATGGCTAAAATATTTAAAGAATTACTAAAAAATTTAGAAATTTCAAAAGAGGAATTTCAAGTTGTTGATTCTAACTTTTATAATCGTTTTAATAAAGCAGATGATAATTTAACATTAATAATAGGAGAATCATATATGGCAGAAGAATGGAAAAGTAATAATTTAGCTAATTTTTTTAGAAAAATCACGAAACAGCATACAAAAAATCAGATTGAATTATTATTACCTCTATTAAAAAAATATCCAATTAATATATCAAAATTAATATTTAGAGAACTAAAATTAGAATTACAAGATCAATTTATTAATAATTCAAAAAACAACCAATCAATAGAATTATCAAAAAGAGTTGGAGAACAACATTATGATATTCCAGATATTTTATACGAATATATGTTATGTTCTAATAGACAATACACTTGTGGATATTGGAAACCAAACACAATAACTTTAGAAGAAGCGCAGCAAAATAAAATTAAATTACTAATTGATAAATTACAAATTCCTGAAGATACTGAGATGAATATTTTAGATATAGGTTGTGGTTGGGGAGGATTGACATACTCTATTAATTTAAGATATCCTAAATGTAAATTAGAAGGAATTAGTATTTCACAAGAACAGATAAATTATGCCAATAATAAATATGCAAAAAATAATAATAATTTAAAATATTATTATTGTGATTATAGAGATTTACCTAATAAAAATAAAAAATATGATAGAATAATTAGTGTTGGAATGTTTGAACATGTTGGTCTTAAAAATTTTGATATTTTTTTTGATACATGTAAAAAAATTATTACAGATGATGGTATTTTTGTATTACATACTATAACAAAACAAACTAGATCGACTTATTTAACTGGACAACCAAAATATTCTATTAATGCTTGGACAGATAAGTATATATTTCCCGGTGCATACATTCCTACAGCAGAACAAATATTAACTGTAGCACAGTCAAACGGTTTAATGTTTCATCATATTCAAAATTTATCTACTAGTTACGCTAAAACATTAAGTTCGTGGTATAATAATTTTATTACTAATTGGTCGGAAATACAAAAAACAAATACAGAATTCTTTACTATAAAATTTTATAAAATGTGGGAATTTTACTTGTTGAGTTGTATGGTAGAATTTGAAGAAAAAAATCTACAACTTACCCAATATGTATTTACAAAAAAAGACTATGATGGAATGTATATTTTTGTTGAAAAATAAATATATATATATATATATATAAACATGTCTTGGCAAAGCTATACCGAGTTTGTGGAAAAAACAACTAATTTAAACCGGCAAATTTATAATATAATAGAAGATAAACGGATGGGTATTGATACTACTTCAAAGATTACATCTTTTTTTGAATTATTAGAAAAACTTAAAGAAAATGTTATCCGATTCTATAATATTAAAACTATGGATAAAAAAGATGACTACACCGTAATAACCCAGTATGAACAAGATATTAAGGAGCTTTATAACTCATTTTATTTAAATTTAACAAAAATTAATGAAGAATTAAAAAAAGAATTTCCCTCACTTACATTTCATTTTGAAAGACTTGAACCAAAAAGATTATTTATATTCGGCCAAGTGGATTGGCACCCGAATGATAAGGATAATTTTACTCGTTCAGAAATATATATAAGAGCTGACAATTTACGCGCAACATTAATAATAGAACTTGCCAAAATTGAAAATCATATTAAAGAAAAACACAAGAATATGAGGCAAATGGATAAGGACTTGCAGTATATAAATATTATGTCTAACATATTGAATAATCCAAAAATTAGGGATTATTGTTCAGAACTATTTGAAAACTATAATGATGTTATATATTTAAAAAATAATGATAGTCGAATACGACAAGCATCAATTATTCAAGAAGACTTATTATATATGATACCACCCGAGATATTTACTAGTATGGGCCACTGGATGCCTAAAAAAGCATTATCTATACAAAGTATTGAACCTGATTTTGTTGCTACCCAAAATATTTTTGATATTTTTGATGAAGATGACGAATATTATTATGGAATTTATAATAACATAAAAGTAAAGACACTTAAAACAAATTGTAATGATAAAATTCCGGTAAGTGAATTGCTTAGTTATTTTGTTGTAAATGACAAAATTATAAATTATATATTAAATCAAGATGTCAATATGTTTAAATGTAAACTATTACTTTTTGAATATCCTATAGGCTGTATTGTAACTAGAAGCGAATTTATGGGTATAGAACATGGTCAGAACGCCGTGATAGCCTTAAGTGGGGATAGGTGTCCTTGGTCACTTAGAGATCGTTTAATAAGAGAAATACATTATGAACAATTCCCATATAAAATTAATTTATTTTATTTTAATAAAAAAAAATTTTATGGAGGTTCTAATATCTTCAATAATCAAATAAATTCATTATTTATCAATAATTATATAAAATTACTATTAAACTTAAATAATTCTAATAACTTAAAATCAATAATTAATTTAAGATGTATTTTAACTAGAAATAAAGAAGATATAAGACGATTGTATAATGAAATTGAAACCAGATTAAATTTTGATAGAAGACCACAATGGATTTGGAACACAGTGCCATCAGCAACAGATATTCCAAACAAAAAAACTTTAAAAATACCAAAATTATTACATTTCTATTTTAATGAGATTAAATTGTTATTTTTGTATAATTTTATGAAAAAAGCTAATATTTATGATTCGAGATACATATGGACTAATTATCTACAACGTTATAATTTACCATTTGATACTAATCCTGAAGGATTTTTATATTATATATTAACTGATGTATTAACCATTAATCAAACTTTTGTTAAAGATATGTTAATAAAGATCGGAGGCAGTATGGAATTATTAGTAGAGAGAATGAAACTAAAGGACCTACACTTAATTTCTAATTTATTAGAACAACAGATTGTAGGTTTATTAGCTAAAAAGGATATCACACAACATGCTGGTTTAGCTCGTCATAAATCAAAATTGTCTAAACGAAAGTATAAAACCGCTAAAAAACAATTAGAAAATAAACAAAAAATAAGTAGAAAACAAAAAACAAGCAGAAAATGATGGGTAGATTTATTTGAAATAAGTCAAAATGCGGGTCTATTATTGAATAATAGACATAGAAAATTTATAATAAAAAATAACACAACAAAAAAATAAGACAATTAATATGGATAAATGTTTGAAAGATATAATATCATATTAACCCTTACATCTTCACCAAAATTGTGTATTTTTCAGAATTAAAACTAAATTAGTAATTTTATGAAAATCTAGGAGTTTACTGACGGAGACAAAACTTTAAACATACAAAACGTTCAAAAATTAAAAATTTTAATTGGAAAAAAAAGATATAACTAAAATTTATATTATAAAAATCAGTTCAATATTTTTTATTTATATATTATATACAAAATTATGAATTCAGAATATTGTTCTTATAGTGTTTTACCTCCAAAAGGTAATCGCAAAAGTTCAAGAAGAAGTTGTAAAAAAACACGGAATTTAGATGAAAACTCCGAACTTTGTGAAGTTCTAAATAATCGTTGCGGATTAAGGTCAAATCATCAAAGACGCCTTTCTCAACGTCAATCTAAAAAATCAGTATCTACAGAATATTGTAGTTACAGTGTTGTGCCTCCTAGTGGTAAGAGAACGAGTTCAAGAAGACTTTGTAAAAAAACACTTAATCGTGGAGAAAATTCAGATTTGTGTGAGGTATTAGATAATCGGTGTGGATTAAAGGCTAACCACAATAGAAGAGTTTCTAAAAGAGCAATAAATAGTAAACCTAATGTTAATAGGCAAATACGTTCGCTGAGGAACAAAATAAATGAATTACCTGTAGCTAATGAATTACCTGTAGCTAATGAATTACCTGTAGCTAATGAATTACCTGTAGCCGATGAATTACCTGTAGCCAATGAATTACCTGTAGCTAATGAATTGCCTGTAGCTAATGAATTACCTGTAGCCAATGAATTGCCTGTAGCCAGTCCACCAAAGAAAAGGTCCTATCTTGACGTAGCTAGAACTCCTCCTAAAATTAAATCAGGAGGTCGCAGTAAACGTAAAAAATAATATATTACACCGACCGAAAAGAAAAATGAGACAAAATAAATGGTTTAAAGAAAATAATATTATATATATTAGTTGAGAAGAATCTATATTTATTACTAAGCCTTTTCTAGCATTAGGGGTGATATTTTTAGTGGTTTAAAATTATAATCTTCTATGATACTTCCTTATTATTTCATATTGTAAATGATTAACATTTCGCTTACATAAACGTATAATAGTAGGATTTAAATTCAAAGATTTCTAATATATGGTGAAATAATATTGTATAATAAAAGTTTTCAACCGCTGTAAAAAGCTGTCAAATGAAAACAAGCCCTGACAGAGGGTGCATTTACATCACTGGATAGAATACTTTTTATTTTTCTGTCTGATTTTTCTTTTCGGTCGGTGTAATTAGACAAAAATAGAACAGATATATTATTTGTGTTATACATTTATGAATTATCTATAGATTATATTTTATTTTTGATATTTATTATATTTAAATATATATATATGTCTAATCAAATATCAAAAAAAAAATATATTAAATTTGGAGGATTGCCAGGTGAAGAAGATGATATTACATTAAAATATAATGAAATATATTATACTCCTGTTATTATTGATAATATGACAAAATTCAATACTTGTAAATTTTTAGGTGGTATAATTATTTCATCGGACATTTCGACATTAATAGATGAATTATTAGTTGATTGTATAATTGTTGGAAATATCGATATACCAAGTAATATAGTTAGTATAGGAAGGTCTTCTTTTTTTAGATATCATGGTATTTTGTCAAATTTAATATTACATGATGGTTTAGTAGATATAGGTCCAAAAGCTTTTTATAATAGTTCAATACGTAATATAAATATTCCTAAGACAGTGCGAAATATAGGAAATGAGGCATTTAGTAGATGTAATGAATTGATTGAGGTTAAGTTTGATATTAATATACAATTGTATGCAATAAACTCTAAATTATTTTATGAATGTTATCAACTTAAATATGTAAATATTCCAATGAGTGTAAATGTAAT